AAATATGTCCTTCAATCCTTGGGCATTGGATTCATCACGTTTGCGCTATTGAATACTCTCGTTAACGCACTCACAACACACATTCAAACCGCCTATGGTGCTATGCCTGCCTCCGTTGCCGCTATCGCAGATTTATTAGGTGTCGGAACCGCAATTGGAATAATTCTCGGCGGCATCGCTGCAAGAGCCTCATATGCAGCACTCGCGCGACTCGGAAAAATCACCACATGATTACGCTTATCACTGGCGGTCCCGGCCTTGGAAAAACTGCCCTTGCACTTGACCTAATCCAAAAAGAGTATGCAGGCCGAACTCTCTTTTCCAATGTACGCGGCCTGACCATCGAACACTCCGAATTACCAAAGGTTGAAGAATGGACAACACAAAAAATCAATGCTCAAGGCGTTGAGGAATTTGAATTCGCCTTTCCTCCCGGCTCGATCATCGTCATCGACGAATGCCAACGCTTTTTCCCGCCTCGAACATCAGGCTCCAAAGTCCCGCCACCACTAAGAGCATTCGAAACACACAGACACACCGGCGTTGACTTCATCCTCATTACTCAAGGCACCCGCTTGATCGATGTCCATCTAAGGTCACTCGTCAAAGGTGGAAGACATATTTTTCTGCATCAGGCATTTCTCAACCGACACCGCTTCGAGCGCAACGAATGCATAGATGAAGATGACCGCGCCAGCCGTGCCCTCGCAGCAAAGCGGAAATACAAACTCCCCAAACACGTTTTCAATCTTTATAAGTCGTCCGAACTTCACACCAAGCCCGCCAGATCAAAACTCCCCATTCAGTTTTATGTCTTGATCGTTGCGGTTATCGGTGTCGGAGTGCTTGGCTACAGAATCTATGACCGAACCCAAGAGCGATTCCCTGATAAAAAGCTACTGGCCGGCCAGATTGCGGGCGAAGGGACGGCGCAGCCGTCACTCGTCCCGCAGTCCGCAAGGCCATACATCGCAACAAACCTAATCGAAGCGATGACCCCTACCGACTCAGAAAACCCCCTTAGCGCTCCCATTTACGAAGAAGTCAAACCCCAAGTCACCCCACCCAAAATCGAGGTCTGCATAAGCTCTTCTCGAAGTTGCACCTGCTACACACAGCAACAAACCCCAATTTGGGTATCAGACGCACAATGCAGAAACCGCGCTGCTGGACATTACTATGACCCATACCGCCAGCCGCAGGACAGAGAGCGACCACCGTCTACTGCCAAACTAGCGGAGCCTCAGCGTTCGGTGTCACCTCCCGGCCAGGATGTGCCCCGCAGCCCCGAAGGGGACGCGCCGCCATCCGGCGCGGGGGTATCCTGACCGCCACTGCACTTCGAACTACGTGCTTTTCTCGAAACCAAAAAAACCCCGGAATTCCAAGGAGTTTCAAATGAAGAAATTTAAGACGCTTGATTTGCTTGTGCAGGCGATGAAGCGGAACGATTTTCCGTCCCACGTTGTATCTCCCCGTACCGCAGCTACTGCTCTCGGTGTTTCTCGGCAATCTGTCCATGCTTTGGTTAAGCGTGGATCTCTCCTTGCTTGGGGCTCTAAAAGGATTATCTTTATTGATGCCGACCAGGTGCAGGCCAGGGCACATAAAAAAGCTGGGGTTCTACCTGGACAAGGCGCTCTGTTCTGAGTCCCAACGTGCTTTTCTCGGAACATTAAAAAACCCGCTTAGGCGGGTTTGTTTTGTTTAGTTGATGGTTAACTGCCTTCGGTCAGTCCCGCGATCAACCACGCGTCTATTTGTGTGCCTGCTGAGCCTGTTCCATAAGTTTTCAGTGTCGTTATAACGTAATCCCCCATTATGCGAACCCTTCCACCTGCGAAAAACAGCCTTAACGCTGTTTCCGCCATCCACCAGCGCGTGCCCTGAAAAAACCAACGTCGCGCACAACAGAAACTCTAAGATCGCGCGATTCCCAGAAGAACGAAAAGTTTTCCAGAACTCCCGCTTTTTCTCTGACCCAGCGGATTCAGCTTCCACCCTTGCGATTAATTCGAGGGGGTCCCTTCCTAAAATACCCGCGATTCGAGCGCACGCGTAACTGTCTGCGTGCCGTCCTTGTTTGTAGTCAGTTAGATATTTAGTATGTAAATCAAGGGCTTGCGCTATTTTATAATCAGTCGCGCCGCCTAGCTTTGCTCTTACTTCTTCAATTAATTGTTGTGTTTGAGTCATGTTTTCACCTTTTCGCAATGATAGCTTCAAACAGTAGTTGCCATAACTACAATCTTTAGGTACCTTCCCATCTGCCTACGGATGTTAGGCACTTAATCAACCACAAAGGAAAACACCATGAACGCCTTAAAAGTCGAAATCGAATCCAACGAAGTCAACACCAAATCAGGCACCAGCAAGCAGGGCAAGGCCTTTAGCCTGCGTGAACAGGCAGGCTACATCTACACACTGGACGATCAAGGCAAGCAGCAACGTCATCCCCAAGCTTTCAAATTCATCATCGACGGCGAACAAGACCCCTACGCGCCCGGCATGTACACCCTGGACATGTCATGCCTCTACGTTGGCCGTTTCGGTCAGCTTGAAGTCGGCCATGTGAAGCTTAAACCCGCCGCCGTTTCAGCCGCCCAATATTCAGCGGCTAAAGCAGCTTAGTTATTCCGAGTCCTAGTAACACTCGGAATAACTGCCAAAAATGTCATACCCCGTTTTTTGCGACTGGCTAAAAATGGCTGATAAATCCTTTACGTATCAAGCGTCTAAGTGGAAATCGCGGATTTTACGTATCAATGACGGCAAAACCGAGTGGGAGAAGCGGGCATGGATGGACTTTAAGGATACAAGCTCATCCTCATCCATCCGTGGACGCTTCCTCGAAACCGGAAATCTTGAATCCGATGGCAGGCAAAACGGAACTCTTCACCTCGATGGAAACCTTGGGAGATTCGGCCAAAAAACGAATCTTTTTGGTCTACACGTCAACCAAAGTGCCACACACGCTCTTAGCCTCCTTGGTCAATCTACGGACACGTATTTTCACGACGATAAAAAAATTGCTCTTCGTCGCCTCGATCTCACTTGCAATTTTGCCTATGCGTCGGCATCGGATGCCACTGCATACCTTGATTGGGGAAAACAAAACCGCATCGGACAAACGGCCTCTCTGCCATATGAGACTGGCTGCACATGGGTTACTGAAAATTGGTCAGCAAAGATTTACGACAAGATTGAAGATCTTCGCCGTCACAAGCTAGGAGACCTAGCTGACGAACTCATAAAGCGCGAAGGCTACATCCTGCGCCTAGAACTCACATTGCGCACAGACGAACTCAGACGACTACAACTCGACACCCTAGACAAATGGACTCCCAACATGGAAAACATCATATTCAGTGAAAAATTCGCCCCCCTATTGATAGAGCAAAACCTCCCATCTGCTGATGAGCTTTGCGACTCGCTACCTCTGAGGCTTTCAAATGCTGTTCAAGCATGGCGCAACGGTACTGACTATAAGGCGGCTGTCCGCGACAAGAGAATCACTGAACGCACGTATTACCGACTTAAAGCGGAATTACTGCCATACGGCATAGACATATCCACTCGCTGCAATGTACGCACCCTAGCAATTCGCCCGCGACTCATCGAAATGAAGCCGTTTCATCAGCCCGACTGGTGGAAGGAAGCTGCGGCATGAACCACCTAATCAACTTCATAAGCCGCGTGTTTTCAGCCGTAGCAATTCGAGCGATCACACGTCATATTTTCAGGAGCCGCAGACCATGATGGGCCACCCAAATGCAGTAAAAAAATGGGCAAAACACCTAAAGCCCGCGCCTACAGAGCGCGAGGTTTTGCAAGCGCAAGCCATGCGTTACGCCAAGCAAAAAAAGCGCGACTTCCTTGCGTCGCAAGGCAAGCTTTTCGACCAAGACGAATTCGACACAAGACGGTGAACGGCCAATGATTACGATTGCTGCTGCTTCAAAGCTCTTTCACGAACACAAAATACAGTTTGTTCGTTTCTGTGCTCCTCTGGAAATACCCGCTACGAACTGGCACATTTTTTTGCGCCATACAGATCAAAGCCTTTCAGGTTTTATAAAGAGCCCCAATCCTGGAGAAAACGAACTTCAATTTGAAACTGCTGGAGAAGCGATTAATTTCTGTCTTGCACTCACCGGGCACGAACGTTATCAGTCTTTCACTGTTGATTTTACGGTGAACGGTCAATGAAAACCTACCCCCTATGGCTCGGCTCATACCGCCTAAGACTTGGCGTATTCCCGATTCAATACAGCCTAGTGATGACGCGACAAGTCGTCATCTGGTGGTAAAAAAAAAGAATTCCGCCCCTCGGCGAATCCGCCCCCTGTCGGCTACAGGTTTTTCCTAGGAGTTTTAATCATGAAAAAGTTTCTAATCGTTCCCTTAGTGGCTTCAATGCTCGGCGCTGTTCAAACTGCACAAGCTGCAGTACCCGCAGCAGTCACCACTGCCCTTTCTGATGGTTTGGCCGACAGCACCACCGTCGCTGCCGCTGCCTTAATCATCGTGGTCGCTGTAGCTGTTTTCAAATACATGCGCCGCGCACTCTAAGAGCAAAACCCACGGGCGCAAGCTCGTGGTTTTCTAACCCACAAAAAGAGCATAACCATGAGTTTCATTACTGGCGCTATGACCACAGCCCTATCCGACGGCCTAGGTAATGTTATCCATATCGCAGGACTCATTCTTGTACTTTTCGTTGTGCTTTTCGTTTTCAAGCAAATGACCGCCGCTGTCACTCCAAAAACGATCAAGCGGGGCGGTGCTGTCTACGAATTGGATAAGGATTACGTTCCAAAGCTTCCCAAATATCAATACTTCGACGGCAAGCGCTACGTCCTCAAAGATCCTCCAGACAATGATGATCCGTATGAAGTGGATGGTGAGAGCTATGACGACAATCTACCAGGGCAATCCGACATGGAAACCTACGACGATTATGACCCGGACGAAATACAAAAAGACTCCCAAGCCGAATGGGAATCAAGCGACGAATATAAATACCAGACACAACAAAAATAATGGTTACCGGCTTTTTCTCAAATGGACAGTGCCTTGCCACCTTCCAGCAAGCGACCGATACGCATTGGGACTCCATCGAACCAGAACTTTTAATCTCCGGCTCGACAACCATAATCCATCAAGCCGAACGGCTCTCCTCTGGTGCATGGGTACACCACAAATATGAACTAAGCACCTCAGGTGCAATGACAGACAAATTCTCCATACCCCTGCCACCCTTATATTTCGGCTCATGCGATATTCCCTACAGCGACCCTGTGCAAAGCTTCCAAGACGGTGCAATTATCGGCTGGGGCATCGCTGCAGCAATGGCTGCAGCATGGGCGATCCATTTCTTAAGGCGCGCATTATGATCATTGATCTTTACTCACTAGGTGGCCTGCTTGTCATCGTTTTGCCCGCGTGGATTATTTTCAGATGATCAAAATTATCCTACTCATTTTCATCGTTATTGCGAATTTGCATCACACGGCAAAGGCTGCACACATCAATGTTTACAACGCATGTGAGAAGGTACCCTTGGACAAGTGCCTTCTCCATGACGGAGCTCTCTGGTGCGTGAAATATCCACCCGCCCCCTCTGGTATGTACCTACAGAATTACTGTTCAACCTCAATAATTCCAGCAGACAAAGAAGGTAATCTTGCAGCTTCCTACTCTCTCGTAACCACAAGTTGTCCAACAGGTCAAGTACAGGACGCGAACGGATACTGTGGCCCGGTTCCTTGTCCCTCCGTTGGTACGGTTAAATCAACAGGTCTATACGACGTAGGCACTAATCCAGATTCACTCCCCCTGACGTCCACCTGCGATAATGGCTGCGAATCGTCATACAGTGGTTCAGGAGTCGACAAAAGGGCCATGATAGGCGGCGTCTATCACTACTTCGTAACCGGTAGCTATAACTCAACCGGACAAAGCTGCAGCTCAGGCGGCTTAACCCCATCAGCACAAATATCACTCCCCCCCAATACCTGCAACCCCGTCACACAGCAATCGGGACAGGTAAACGGTGTCACGGTCTGCCTAGAAAAAACCCAGACTGACACCAAAAACACCACCACATCGCCCACCGTTACGAATGCCGATGGCTCGAAAACGAGTACTACGACAACAACCACAAACAACACCACGAACAACACCACTACCAACAACACCACCACGACTAACACAGCACCCGATGGCACTGTGACTCAAACCACAACGGACAGCACCACAAAAAACCCACCCAGTAACTTCTGCGCGGCAAATCCAACAGACCCAACATGCATAAAGAACTCAAAAATCTGCGAAGAAAACCCCGAAACACTAGGATGCGCCACCCTTGGCACAGTCTCCGACTCTGTAGTACCGACAGTCGAAAAAGGCATCTCAGACATCACCCCAAGAACCATAGGCGGCGCTGGCTCCTGCCCTGCTCCAATAACTACATCCTTTATGGGAAAATCGATCTCCATCAGCTACGACCTACCTTGTCAAGCCGCAGGAATGTTGAAACCCCTAATCCTCGCAATCGCTTGGCTCTCAGCAGGCTTAATCTTCATTGGTGGAGTTAAACAATAATGGCTTTTTTCCTACCTGCTTTAGCCCTCGCAGCTGGACCCATAGCAAAATATGTCCTTCAATC